AAAAATTGGCGAGGCCGAAGGCTATAGTCCCGAGCAGATGGAGGAATACAAAGGGTATATAGACCTGATCGCTGCAATGCACAAGACGTGGGCGTTACACTAAAACATCCTAACCATGAGCAAGGGAATTTATCGACGGGTGCATAAACAACCTTACAGTGATATGCCTGACCACGTTGAGACGATTTTAATGAAACTTACACGCGAGGAACTGAGACTAAGTTACAACGCGGTTTGCAACGCCTATCTGGCCGCTTTCTGCGAAAAGCACGGCTACGATTATGAGCCGGATGCGTGGGTAGGCGACGACCCCGGAGGAATTGCAGAGGTCGGCGATCTATTCGTGAGCATGGCCGATATGCTGACGGACATCGACCGAGACGCTCCGAAGGAGGAATACATCAAGTACTACGACTACTGTATGCGTGTCGGAGGGATTTGTGACGGCAAACTGAACACCCCGAATTACGACAGCTGGCTGCGGGGATGCCCGCGGATGGACGAGGAGCAAATAGCTCGGCTGGAGGAATTGCAACGGGATGTGCGTAGTGCAGAGATGAATTTGAAGGTCGAGATCGACAGAATTAACAACCTCAAACAAGAATAGTTATGCGAGAGATTAAATTCCGAGGCAAGCGCCTCGACAATGGGGAATGGATATATGGCGACCTGCAAATTGGGGATGACGACCATATTCCAATGATTGGTACTGTCGGGCCGGGGCGTTGGGTAGAATATATACAGGTTGATAAAAATACAATCGGGCAGTTTACCGAACTCAAAGACAAGAACGGAAATGATATTTGGGAGGGAGATATATTCAAAGAAGACGGTAGCGGAATTGTGCGATCCGTCTTCCGAGTTCCCGGCGGTCTCGCTTTTGAGGATAATCCCGTATCGTTCGGCTATGACCATAGGTCGCCGTTATATCCGTATTCTCCTATTGCCGAAGCACAAAGCGTATCATGGATGGCTCAATGTTGCGAAGTAATTGGCAATATTCACGACAACCCGGAATTACTTAAAACTGAATAACCATGCAGAAGATAATGTTTAACGACCGATACCATCATACAAACGCGGTTATCGAGGAACGCAAGACCAGGGCGACGCAAATTATGGCTGGGATCGACTTTCCGGTCAACATGGTTATGGGGCGCGTCCTCCCCGACAAAGATGGGAAGATATATGCAGTTGCCAATGGGGAGAATATCATCGTGAAATTGCGCTACAAGGTCGGCGAGGTCGTGGCCGTGGCGCAATGCTACAACGATGTGGTGCGGGAATTTACGGATTTGGCGTTTGTGCCCGGAAGTACTAACAAAATGTTCGTCCGTGCTGACCTAATGCCCCACCAAATCCGCATCATCGGAATCCGCTGCGAGCGGTTGCGGGATATTTCGGACGAGGAGTGCATAAAGGAAGGAGTGTATGCAGGTTCGCAAGCATTAGAATACCCATACTATTTTATAGACACAAAACAATTCCTGATCTGTGATTATAAATCACCCAGAGAAGCCTTTGCCGCTCTTATCGACAAGGTGTCCGGCCGTGGAACATGGGATCGGAACCCGTGGGTGGTGGTTTACGAATTTGAATTGGTGAAATAGTATGAAATTAGCAATTACAATATGCAGACCGTGTAAACCTAAGTGTCTGTATGAATTTACTGGTGATATAGAGACAGTACGTGAAACTTATGTAGTTGATGTGCCTAATATGCCGAATGCGGTTGTCGAGGCTGCGAATGAGGGTAATGCCGAAGGCTGTGTTGTAGGTATATCGTTTATAAAGGAGCCATGAAATTCACAACCCCATGCTTTGTCCGTGTCGAGGATGCGGAAAAGCGAAAGGAGCTGACTGAATGGTTGGAAGGAATCGGGTATTATGTATGCTCCTGCTGCTTGTTTGGAGGCTGTAACACCCTGCATTGCTGTGGGATTGATCGGCTTAAAATCGCTTACGAGGTGCACGGGATCTGCGACTACGACGAGGAAACCCGATATTCCATCGACCAGTTCAAGGCTGAAAATGTTGCCAAAGGACACCCTGCCATAGACTGCGGCGAGAATATCGAGCTGTTTAAGGCACTGGCGGCGATGAACGACGAGAACGACCGCGAGCAGTGGTTTATCGCGGAGGAAGCGAAGGCATGGGTAAACCAAGGGCTGTATGCACCCATTGGGAGCTTCGAAAAATGCTTGCTGGAGCATCGGGTCGGTATCCCCGCCCGTAAGGCCACGGTTGAGGAGATTATCGAACATTTCAAAAAGAGGGAGAAATGATACGAGCAAGATTCTATATCAAATTCAAAGATTGCGGTAACGATTATCGGCCAGTTAAATGGCCGATCAAGTATCCGTATTGGTGTACGGGCGAAAGCGTCGACGCTTTCGTTATTGTCGCCTATGCCGAAAATGTCGAGCAAATAAAGGGGCTATGGCCGGAGGCTTATATGATCGAATGCGAGGAAGTGAATGAAATAACCTTCACTACAAGATTCCCAAAACCGAAGTGGTACAATTCGAGTTCGAATTGTTGAAATATCGAGATTCTCGCAAAATCAAGATAAAATGCAGAAAAATGAGAACCTTACAGTATTCGAAGCTGTAGCAGCCGATGCCGTATCATACGCTGATGCCGTCCTTGAAGAGCTGGAGAAAACGGAGAAGAAATTATGAAAAAGCAATATAATGAAAGGCCTACAACCATAATAGTTTGGCTGGTCGTAATACTGGCAATAATAGTTATGATCGCCTTTACCGGAATCAAGCCGGCAATGTAAAGGGCTCCCTGATCCGGAGCCCTTTGCGTTTGTGGCGCTCTCAAGCCCCACCTTTGACACATCACTCCAAAGGTAGCAACTTATTTCGATTAAAGCAAATGGGGAGAAGGGCGGAAGGGCGGCCAACTATCGCCGACTATACGGTATGGACAAATGAACTGAGCCGGGAAGAACTGATGATAATTATACATGGCATATGCAATCATCGGATCAACCAAGCGAAGAGGAAGCTCCAGTTTTTGCGGGCACAGCGCGACAGGCGCCGAGCCACGCGGGGTAAATACAGGGAACCGAATCCGCCTATTTCGTGGCGGAGGTTTAAAACAAAGGAAAGAGATCATATTGACGGACGGCAACAGGAGTTGCCATTTTAAATAATTAGGTGGATATGGAACAAGATATTTATGAAGAATTAAAGAGTATAAAGCAGTATCTATTGTTGGGAGCTAAAAGCGCCTTAAATATGGATGATGCAGCTTTACTTACCGGGTTGTCAAAATCTCGCTTATATTGTCTCGTCAGTAAAAAACAAGTTCCTCATTATAAAAAAGGCAAATCAACCTACTTTAACAAAAAAGAATTAGAAAACTGGATGCTTCAAATTAGAGTGTCTACGGATGAGGAGGTAGAGCAACAAGCTGCACAATATGTATATAATAAAAATTGAGTATATTTGTTGTGCGAGATTTGTGTAGCAAAGGGGCTGTTTTATGCTTTTTGTTACTCGTTTGTTACCTGATTTCCCAAGATATAACCTAAGTGTTTGATTTACATTGTATATAATATATTATCTACGACAACTTCGGCTCGTAAATCAATGCAGCAAACTCACGACAAATACTAATTAACAAATGACAAGTAAAGCCCCTGTTTTATGGGGCTTTGCTTATTTTTGACAATGTGATTTTTAGTGTATTCTCTATCGTCATATTGTTGTTACTTGTCGTCAATTTGTTACTCGTTTGTTACTCTAAATTCAAATTATTACTATCTTCGCGGTAAACTCATTACCCATGACTACTGCAAAGATTAAAGAGCCAGTCAAATTAAGACGCAAACTATTAAAGAATGGGAATATTTCTTTATATCTTGACATTTACCAGTCTGGGCATCGTGTTTATGATTTTTTACATTTATATCTTATCCCAGAACACTCGAATGCTGATAGGATAAAAAATAAAGAGACGCTTAGCTTGGCGAATGCTATAAAATCTGAAAAAATCGTTGAAATGCAGAATCGCTCTCATGGTTTTTCTAATTCAAAGGCGCAGGTTAAGTTACGTTTTATTGATTATCTGCAATCCGAATCGGCACGATACCTGGAAAAGGGAGGGAGGATGTATGCTCAGAGCATCAAGAATTCAATAAATCATCTGGTGGCATACTCTGGGAACAAAATTACATTCAAACAGGTTGACAAGCAATATTTGCAGGGGTATATTGAATACCTTAACAAAGTCCGAGGGCGTGGAGGAAAGTTATTAACTGGCGCAACCAGGGCGCTGTATTTTCAAGTATTATCTACAGCTTTGAATAGGGCTGTCAAAGAGGGGGTTATCGAAAAAAATCCTGCTGATTCCATATCGGCAGAAGACCGTCCAGAAGCCGAAAATAAACCGCGCACGTTTCTTGTGATGGAGGAAATCAAAAAGTTGATTAACACGCCCTGCGAATATGATATGGTTAAAAGGGCATTCTTATTCAGTTGCTTTTGTGGGTTGCGCTTGTCGGACATTCAGAAATTAAGATGGGAAGATATTGAATGGATAGATGACGATAAAAGGCAAGTGCGCGTAATACAGCAAAAAACAGGCACGCCAATTTGGGTGCCCCTTTCTGCAAATGCCTTAAATCAGTTGCCTCAAACAGAATGTGAGACCGGGATTATATTTTCTCTCCCAATGGTATGGGTGATTGAGAAATATTTAGATAAATGGGCTAAAAAAGCGGGCATAAAAAAACATGTGACTTATCATGTGTCGCGTCACACTTTTGCAACATTGCTAATAACTTATAAGACAGATATATACACTGTATCTAAGTTGCTCGGTCATACTAATATCCAAACAACTCAGATATACGCAAAAATCATTGACGAAAAGAAGCGTGAAGCCGTTGATTTAATCCCGGAAATATAACTACATCGTATTCATCAACTCGCATACGACGGCAGCGAATATGGGTGCGCAGCATTCGCTCACTTCGAGCATCGCCATCCAGTATTGGGTGTCATCTTTTTCCATGTCCATTACATTTACAACAGGTGAATTGGTGCACATCTTCCCATAGCGCCTGGTTTATTTCGCCAGTAAGGTATGCTACCTCTTCCCCGGCCATCGGCAGGCCGAGGGTAAGGGCTACATCGTCTACGAGGTGCCGCAGTTCGTGCTCAAAGCTGTTAAGAAATTCCCACGGCGAGGAGTGCATCCCTATTACTATGACACTTTGCCGATGCTCCTTGTTGGAGTAGGTGAATCCCGTATCCATTTCGCACTTCACCATATTCCCCTGTACGCGATGAAGAACCGTATCGGGGCATCCGATGTCGGTAAGGGACTTGAGTATTTCGCCCGTATAGTAGCACGTCACGGCATAATATATGCGCAACGTCCATCCATACTTGTGAATACTCAAGTCCCGAATCTTCATTTTTCCTCCCTTTTCCCGTACTTGCGCCAGTTTCGCGCCAGTCTCCTTCGTTGCGCCCGGTTGAAGCGCTTGTTCTCGAATACGTCGTTCACCGCCCCGGCCAGTTCCTGGTACTTGTCGGCAGGCAGGTTACGGACGAGCGTTGCGATATTTTTCATCGATTTCGTCGTTGTCGTTTGTGAATTCGCTGATCTGGGGGTATTCTTCCATGGCTACATCATCTCTTCCCACAGGATGGGTGTTCCCGAGCCGATGGTATCGGCATAGTAACGTGTAAATGGCAAGCCGTCGTAGCCGTCCTCGTCATTGATATAGTCACGTATGAACATCGCCAGGTATTGTGGATTGGGTATCGACGACCCGAAATAGTCCGCCAATGCCATGTTGCAGACGTACACGCAATCATAGCCCTTGTCCTTTTTGAGTTCGATGCCGTACTGCTTGAGCAGCGCATCCACCTTATCCTTAGAATAGGGCTCGATCTTCTTGCCGTTCCTGTCCTTCATGCGGGAAACGGCGAATTCGCACATCTTCTTTGAAAAGTGCCAACCGTAATTTTCGAGATATTCCCGGAACCCTGCCGGGAAGTTTTCATGTGTATCTAACCTGTCCATATTTTTCGATTTAAAATAGGAGAGGGCACTGCGGCCCTCTCCCTCCGGTTTACCGCCTGCGATACCGCGAATAGGGGCCTGTACCCCTTACGCCACGGCGTTCGCCGTAGGCGTCGTCATACTCATACCCGCCGCGGTCATACTCGCCACGTTCGCCGTAGCCGCCACCTTGTCCGTAGCCGCCACGCTCACCGTATCCGCCACGGCCTTCACGCCGGCCTTCTTCAAAGCCTTCTTCGTAGGCGCGTCGGAGCTCTCGCTCCATCTCCTCTTCGTGGCCGCCGAAGCCGCCACGGCCTTCACCTATGATTCTCCAACCCATAGTTACTTTGTTTTTGCAGGTGGTTCAGACTTGACAAGGCTCCTCAGTTCTTCCGCCGTCGGTATCTGGCTCAGCCGTTCGTTCATGTCAGCGAGCATCTTCCGCAACTCCCTGTTTTCGGCTTCGAGCTCTTTTGAACGCGCAGCTTCGGGATCGAGCTGCATCAGGATCTCATCGTAGACCTTCAGGTTGGCTTTGTGCCTGTCGAATGATTCCACGATGTCGCGGCTTGCCTGCTGTGCCTCCATGATGGTCGGTTTCAACACTTCACGTGTCGTCGCTACGGTAAGGCCGTCTTTCGAAACGATGTCCGCTTGCATAGGGACGCCCCAGGGCTCGTTGCCCTCTATCGAGATGTTGATGAATTGCGGCATCGGCGAGAATTGCCCGGGTTTTTGGGGCGGGAAATACGGTGCCGATACATCTTTTACGTTGGCTGTATAAAACTTAGGCTGTTCCCTGTTGTCGAAAACGTAGACTAAGGAGCCTTTTCTCAAGTTCTGAAACATCTTGGTTAATGATTTGTGAAAGATAGGGGAGAAGGAGCCCTCCTCCCCGTCTTTCGGTTTTTACTTCGTTGCTTTTGCCGCTGCCGGCGCCGCTGCGTCGCTATTTGCCTGTGCGGTTCCTGCCGTGGACTTTACCCCAAGCAGACGGAAGATTCCCGCACACTTGTTAAAGTACACCAGGTGCTCCGTATAGGCACTCGTCTCGCCTGCCGCCGTCTGGTTTGTGATGTCGCCGCCCACGGTTTGCGTCCCTTTGTTATCCACTACGGGAACTTTGGCAGTCCCGGTGGTGGTGTTGGGGGATGTTACCGTGCTCCTCGCCGACCCGGAGGTCGGAACCACGACATTTACGGCATACCCACTTTCGGCTTCCGTGACCGGGTGGCGCACTTTCCATAGAAGGATTCCCTCATTGGGCAGTGCACGCCAGGCGCAGGGGTTGAACCCGTAGTCCACGGTTTCGGCCTCTGCGGAAGCCTTTCCGGTCGTGGCGAGCGTGTATATGCCTCCGATGTCGAGGCGAGGTACGAATTGCGGAACAACGACTTTTATGTCAGCTTGTAAAGGATACATACTTGCCTCCTTTCCTTGCTAAAATAAAGTGCCTGCACACGCCGGGGCGGCAGTCACGGCCACAGTGGGCGTCGTGCAACAGTTGGGGTTCTGCACGATGTATGCAGGAACCGGTGCCGGAGCACGGAGCTGACTGACGATGTTGGCCGTCTGTGCCTGCTGCGAAGCGGCCAGGGCAAGGTTGCTGTTCTCCTGGCGGAGCGTGTCGATCTTGTTTTGCATCTCGCGCATCTCCAGTTGGCAGAACCGGTCGTTGATGATCTGCGTCTGCGCGTCGATCTTGGCACCCAGAATATTGAACTGCGTGTTTGCCGAAGATTGCAGCGTATTGGTCTGGTTGACCGTTGCGAGCTGGCTCTCGTATCCCATCTTGGTGATGGATTCCCGGAGATCGCAGCAGCACGAGGCGATCTGGTTGCCGATTTGGCATCCCATCGACTGTACAGCGTTGATGATCTGCTGGCTTGACATGCCGAGGGTGCCCTGAATGTTGCACAGCGTGTTCTGAATCTGCTGCGTAGAGCAGTTGAGCGACGATGCCAGCTGATTGATGGCTGCGCCGTTCCCTTGGATTGCGTTCATAAGAAGTTCCCGTCCGGCGTCACCGTTGAGCTGCGCAGGAAGGCCATTGGCGTTGTTACCGCCGAAGCCGTTGCCACCAAAGCCGCCCCAGCAGAAGAACAGCAGGATGATCCAGATCCACCAGCACCCGTCACCGCCCCATGCACCACGGTTGTTGTTACCGTTCATGAGTGCCGCTACGAGGTTGGGATCCATGCCCTTGTTGCCCATCATTGACGAGACGAGAGCCGCGATGTCAAGGCCGCCACCCGAGCCGCCTCCATCGAAAATATAAGTTTTATCCGAACCCATTTTTAATGATTATTGAATGATTGCCGCCCCTGTCAAGGCCGGGCGTTCACCTGTTGCAACATTGCAAAGGTGGCTGTGGGCGGCAGGCATATCAATTCATTGGGGCGCAGATGGGAGGCAACTTCTTCGCAATAAGTTCGCACTGTATTTCGAATATAGGGTGGCTGTATCGCTTGCGTTCATCGAACCCGGAGACCATCTTCTCTATGGCGCGTCGGGAGAACCGCATCATCCGGGCGATGTCGGTGGTGTACATGCCGTTCTTATGGCAGAAGTGTACGAGCATGTAGCGCGCATCGACCACATCTTGAAATTTATCCTTCGAAAGGATTTGTTCCTTAGCTATTTCAGTTTCAAATGCAACACATTCGAGTATTTGTGCAAAAAGCTCTGATTTACGCATATACTTTCCCGATTTTTTATTATAAATTTGTTATACCACTATACAAAAAGCCAACACACCGATTCAAGGAATAAGTCCTCAATGTGGTGCGTTGGCACAATCGTATAGTGGTATATGCGGGAAAGCGTTGGGGACTTTTTTATGCCCGTACCCCAAGGCCCGTTATTCGGTTACAACCGATGGGAAGTCATCCCAGTATATGTAAATCATCTCTTCCATTGCGCGTAGTGTTTTCGTATTTCAAGGTATTCAGGGTTATCTTCATGGGCATATGCTTCCTGTTCGAAAGTTATCCTTCGGTACTTGAAGCCGTGAAATACCCAATCCAATAGGTAGACGATGTAGAAGGGCACATATAACAGTTCTCTCATCTGTGCGGTGTGTATCGCTTCGTGGTTTTTATTTTTATCCGACAACGGGCGGGCGGACTTGCGGGCAAATACGATCCCGAACAGATTGATAGCCTTGTATCCCTTGAAGGGGATGATGTCGTTATAAATTATCTTCATACCTGTCAGAATTGCCATAAAATAACACCTACTCCTATGCCTACCGTAGGCTGAAACCCTTGCGGCGTGTACGCCGCCCCGACCCCGGCGGTCAGGGCGAAGCGGTTACGCCGGGTGACTACCTGCTGTCGGATGGTCGTGCGGTCGTATGTTTCTATCCAGTCGAGCGTCGGCCGAAGGTTGCCGATCCGGGGCCCGCTGACCTGCGCCCGGTAGGTGCTGTCCGAGTAATGGCGCGTTTCCATCGCCACCTTCATCTGCACGCTGTCTGCCCCGACTTTCACAATGACGGTCTCCGTTACCGTGTCGGGCGGCGCGAAGAGCAGCACCGGCACCGAGATGTCGGCGAGGCGGTACGTGCCGGGCAGCGGTTCCGGCCGCGGGTAGAATACCGTGTCGATGCGCGTTGTTTCTTCGACAACCACCGATGCGGCGCCCCTGCGGTAACCCCAGCCGAAGAGCAGGGCCCCGGCCGAAAGGGTGGCGAGCAGGTAGAGAATCAGGCGTTTCATGCTTTTACAAACAACTCCCACCCGGCCTGCACGTCGAGCATCTTGGCCTCGACGCCGTTCTCTACGAACGACATGGCCGCAACGATGGGAACCATCACGTCGCGGTTGGTCGTGGTGATCCGGCTGTCGGCGGGCACCCCCGATCTTTCCGCCACGGTGCGGACATAGGCGTCCGTGTGGTTCTCCTCCGACGGGGCCCAGCGGCCGATCATCTTGCGGATCGTGTCCAGCCCGTAGTTACGCTGGTAGTTGTTCAACAGCTTGAAGGCAGCTCGATAGCCGTATGCCACCGTCGTAAACTGCGCGAAACGCTTGTCTTTCGACGGCACGACCTCGCCCTGCCAGGGATTGCCGCCCCGTGTCTTCTCGATGTTGAGCGGGTTGTTGTTTCTGAGCCCTCGTGTCATTGCGCGATGTGTTTAGTGTACAGGATATGCCCGACCCATCCGGCCATAGCACAAACAACCCCCACGAGGATGTAACGCGGGAATACGATTCCGAGCACTACGGCCACGGCCGCAACGATGCTCCATACGATCCATTTCTTTTTCATTTGTCCTTTTGTTTTTGTTTGTAGTTTTCCAAATAGGGAATCTTCTTAATCATCTCGAACGAGAGCACATAGTACAGGAAGTCGATGTATCGGTTCTTCGGGAATATGCGGTTCAGGTTCTTGAGGATGTTGACCCCGTAAAAGTATATCAGGGCATATACTGCGAGCGAGATCGCCGACATTGCCCCGTCGTGGTTGTCGATGTTGTCCCCGACGAGCAGTATCATGGCCATCAGTCCCGAAATCACCGCAGCCTCGGATATGCACTTGAAAGCCTTGCGGAATATGAATCCTTCGTGCTGTACGAGCACGCCGGCGAACAGGCCCGTGAAAAAGTTCGCGGCGAATATAATCATGCAGGCCGTCAGTATGTCGTGTATGGGGGCTATGGCGTTGAACATGTACACCAGGGCGCCGATCAACACCTGCCATACTTTTTCGCAGAGCCTTTCAATAAATCTCCACAATGCTTCCATAGGGTGTATTCTATTGTTCGGGCAACACGTTTGTCTGCGCCTGGGGCGCCGCTTCCGACTTCTCCAATTCTGCGATCCTCTGTTCGAGCCGTTGCAGCACCGCGGCTAAAGTTTCTCCTTCGGAAACAAGCACGGCCTCGGCTACGGTTACGGGATAGAACGGCTCGCCGTTGGGCTTGTTGGTCATATACATCTTCATTGCTCAATATTTTGAAAGTCCATAACCGTTTCTTCGGCGGCCAGCTCTTCGGCACGCCGGGCCCTCAGCTCCGCAAGGGTCTTTTCGTTCGCGTTGTACTCCGCGTTGGCCGCTTCGTACTCCTCATAATCCAGAGGATAGGTAGCCCGGAAGTCAAGGCCGGACTTACTGCATTTGGCCGCCCTGTCGTCGGACTGGGCCATGACTGCCCGTAATTCGAGCTGCCGCGATTCGAGGATGTTGATTTGCTGTTGTGTTTCCATGGTTCAGGTGGTTATAAAGCACTGACCGTACGCACGAAGTAGGTGTTATACTTGTAGTTGCCGTTCAAGTTGCCCGTGTAGCCATTGTAGACGAACGCGAGGGCGTAATTGTGCTCGCATGACGTTCGAAAAGTAGTGTTAGACCCGTAACAGGTCGCCTTACCGAGGCGCGACAGCGTGCGGTTTACGGGGTCTTTTTCCACGTCGGCAGCCGTCAGCACGCGGTCGTGCATGAGCAGGTAGATTTCGTCGACGGATGGCAGCCACCATGCGCCCGCTTCCAGTCCGGTAGTTGCGCCCTCGACCGTGATGCCGTAGTCGAGAGCAGCCGCAGCGGCCGGGTAGCGGTACTGTGTCTTACCATAAATGTCCTCGAAGGTAAGCCGCCCGATCAGGCGCGTGTTGGTCTTGCCGTCACGAAGCAGCGCGCCGTAGGCTGCGGGATATTGCAGCAAATGTTCTCCGAACAGATAATCCCGGTAGGTCGGATAGGCGGCGACCAATGCCGGATTGGCTTCTTCGGTAAAGGCGCTTTCGCGGATAATCTCGCCGCTGCCCGGTTGCTGTCCGGGTTTCTCACTTCCGTTGGCCGAATAGTATCGCAGGAATTCTTCGGGATTACAGCCTGCTAACGACGCATCAACCCCGTTCTTACGGCGGACGGGATCGGTCGCCCCCTCGATCAAAACCCCTGTCAATGTCGTTTGATAATTCACATCCTCCGGTGGCCTTGTGATTTGACAACCGCTTACGACTTTGATAATCGCAAAATCAGGATGCCATGTGTTCGACGATACGATGATTCGTGCGGTCGCTTCATCTACGGAGGCAGTCCAGCCGTATGTGGATTTAACCGTTGCATTGGCATTGATTTGCGCTGCGATGTCTGCCAGTGATGCCCCTGCGGCATACGTTATCGGCAACTCCATCGCATAAATGCCCTGGCCGAACGACAAGACAGCGGTTCCGCCCGCAGACAGGTCGAAGCCCGACAATGCAACCTTGTAAGTATTCGCCCATCGGGTACTACCCAAAGCATTTTCGAGCGACACGATCAGCACCCGCTCGCCCTGCCGGGCATAGACCACGGCCACGGGGACAAGCTGCGGCGACAGCTGCTCTGCAACAAGCGTCGCACCCTTGACGAAGCGGATAGTCCCCGTGGTCTTGTCGAAGACCGCGAGGTCGCCCACCCCGGCGGCCGGCTTGTCCACTACGACGTTCACGCCGTCGTAGATGAGCGCTCCGTCGTCCTCGATGTAGGATACCGCCGACTGTGTGTCCTTGCGGTTCTTGTCGGCCGTGTAACCCGCCTTGTCGGCGTATTTGTTGACTTGTGACATGTTGTATGCAGTTTAAGCGTTCTTCCAGTCCGACACCGCGCCGTTGCCCACGGAGTGGTAGACCGCGTTGTTCTTCGTATCGACATAGAACTGCCCCGCGCGGTCGGGGGCTTTCGTCGGCGCACCCTCGCCCGTGACGACGAGGTTGTTGTCGCCCCACACACCCAGTTTTTTCACCTGCAACTCCGGGATCAGCACTTTGCCCGAGAGCATTTCCATGAGCAGCCTTTCGAGGTGCGTCACGCGCGCTTCGAGCGTGCAGTCCGAGTGCGCGATAACCGAAATTTCGCTGAACGAAGCATCCGACCACGGCGTGAGCTTGTGCCTGGACAAGAAGTCGGCATCGGTGATCTCCGGCCCCGTCGTGTAGTAGGTGTTGCCCAGCAGCGTGACGTCGACCTGTGTGAAGGGAGCGCCGCCCTCCACGTCGGGCATGTAGAGCGCTTTGGTTCCGTCGAGCGACAGCAGGCGGCAGCCGATGATCTCGACGGCCATATTTTTCGCCGCAGCATCGGTGCTTGCGTGGATGGTGGCCGCGCCCGTCGAAGTGCCTACGTGCGTGTCGCTGACGCACTCGCAGCCGTCTAACCGAATGGTCTGGTTGTCGGCAAGGCCCGCGCCGACGGGTGAATGGCACGTACTGAAGAGTTTGCAGTTCCGAATCGTCGTGAAATATCGCTCAGATGCGGCAAAGACCGAATCGACATGTACGCAGTAGCAGGCTTGGTGACCGCCGGCGCTGGCGTCCGTATAACTTTCGTCGTTCAGGCAGTTGACGGTCATGTTGGCGACGGTGCATTCGCCGCCCGCCTCGATGATCTTGGCGCGGTTCACGGAGTTGTTCTCATACGAGACGATGACGCCGTCGCGGCTCTCGCCGATAAGCGATATGCGGTTCGCCCCCTTGTTGATGATCGCATACGGGTAACCCATCGCCACATTCTTCGGGGCCTCGTGATCGTAAAGGCCGTTGCGGATAAACACCGTAACCGCGTTGTTCACGACATCGAAGGCGTCCCTTGCGAAGTCGCACGCCTGCGCGACCGAGAAGAAATGCCCCGTCCCGCCCTCGTCCACGGTGAAGGAGTCCGTGTCGAAGTTTTTCAGCGTGGCCCGGCTCTCGGCATCGCACCATGCGTCATAGTTATTGAGCGTGACGATCAAATCCTCGATGGTGACCTTCTGGCCGATATTGGTGGCTGCGGATATGCTGGTGCCCACATTCAGCCCTCCCGCTACCGACGCCGCCTTGCCGCGGTAGTAGATTTCGTAGGTGCGGTCTGCCTTGAGGACGAACCAGCGGCCCCGCTGGTCGAGATTGTCCGAATAGGTAATGATCCGCAAAGAGCACTCTTTGTCCACGCGCAGCTTCATGCGCACGAAAATAAAGTCCGAAGCTGCGACCGGGATGCGGCTGGTCAGGGAGAAGTTCGACGTCACGCCTGACTGCGTAGGCGTAACGACCATGCTCCGATCCGTGATGTCCGAGCCCGTATTGTTATAATAGCTCTTCGTAAAGTCCTTGAGGATGTAGGCTACGTGGTCTTTGTAGCCTAATTCAGTATTCAATTCTTCCGAAGTCACATATCCGGAATCATTTTCCAGTTCGGACAGTTTCGTGGGAAGCTCCGTGCGGTCGGCCTTGCCCTGAATCATCTCCTGCAATGCAAGTGTCAACTTGTCCCAGGATACGGTGTTGTTGAGCAGGGAGGCGCGGATTTCGGAGCCTTCGACCGTAACCTGTATCTCGGAACCGATAGAGCCGACATATACTTTCACGAAGTCAGAAACCGGGATGGAGGATATGGAGCCGTCGGCATTTACGAACTCGATAGATTGGGTATCCTCGTTGTAATGCAGCCCCATCATCTCGATAGGCAGGTCGATGATGAACTTGGCACCGCCCTTTGTCGTGAAGGTCAGCTCGTAGGTTTTGTCGTTGAACTCCGGCATTCCTACGCAGGTGTTGAGCAGTTCCCGGATGTCGGGATGCGCCGTGGGGGAGGTGTTGTGCCGCTCGATCTGGCCGCTGACGTCCGGGGTGGGAATTTCTGAGATCGCCTTGTCTGTATAGTTTTTGGCTTCGGTCAGTGTCTGCGCATCCCCGCCGGATATGTTGCTATTGAGCTCCTCGGACATAGCGTCAAACGTATCGCCGACATTATTCCATAGCTCCGCCGCCTTGGTGTCCGTGTACGACTTTGCCTCAGCCAGCGTGCCCGCTGCAGCCTCCGTCAGCTCCTTCTTGGATGCCTTGTCGGACAACTCCTTCCTTATCTCCGTGTCGTCGTAGTTGGAGAGCCCGGCCAGCTTCTCCTTCTCCTGGTCGGTGTAGTCGTTCGTCGAAAGCCCTTTCCCTTCTTCCTTGTCGACCTTTGCGGCAAGGGCTTTTGTTGTAGCATCCTGCGACATGGCAATATACTGGCTGTCGCCAGTACTTTGCGCCAAATTCAGCGAAGCCCGCAGGTTCGGGGTGAGATATGACCCGGTTTCGTTTGTTATCCGGAGAATATAACTGTCCTCACTATCCTCCTCGACTTCGATAGAGGGGGAAAACCCTTTGAGCATCTGCAACAGTGCCACAATAATTTCTGCGGGGAGTTCCGTTTCATCGCTTTTCCCCGGCCATAATTCTATAGTCTCGACACCCGGGATTTCAATATCCATTTTCCCGTCAGGAAATTCGTCATCGGGAATATCCATGTCGAGAATGTAGCCCAATGTTCCGCACCCGAGCCTGTGATGATCGAAAAACACTATTGCCGCACCCGGGAGCGTGTCGACGGGCTTGCAATTGATGTAATTTTCTCCATCGAATGACGCTACGTATTTGTCGACTGTATGTGTCGACGGGGTGCTGAATGTAATACGCCACGGATAATCGGGCAGTTTATCCGAGTTGAAGCGGATAATAAGCCTGAAATCACTATGGTAATTTATGTGTGTAACATTCTCCACGTTACAGGTGTTTGGCGTCATTATTCTTTGGCGGGAATCATTACCGATGTGGTGGCATAGCTGTCGTAATCCTTGCCCAAACTCGCAAATTGGTCTCTGTTGTCCAGGTTCTGATGTATCCACCATTCTGCCGCTTCTGCAGTCATGTTCGCATTGGTTATGACCTTACCTTTGTAGCGAAATGCTCCTTGTTTGAGGACATATCCGCCATTATCCGTGTTGTCCTGTTTCATCTTGATTAAAATGTGCGTTATCGCGTCTTTGTACTTGTTCGGGCAGTTTTGGGAAAAACTGCCAGCGAACGATTTCCCGGTTACCATCTCGTAATGGGATTCTATCGTCCGCTTATCCGAAGCGGTGAGAGAGGCGTTTAACCTCTCCCTGTACCATACTTCGGGATTCATCACGAGGCGGGCGACAAAAGCGAATCAAGTGCCGCCTTCGTAGTCTCGTAGTCCGTCGAGAAGAAGAATATTTGCGGGGTTTTGGCGCCTTCTTCGATCATGTCGACAGTCCAGCCTCCCTGCGTGTCGTCACTGTACTTGTCAAGGGTTGCGTTCTGCCCGACGGCGCCCTGCTCCCAGCCTATGACGGCGAATGCCTGCTCGCCATTCGCTCCCTTGTTGTTGTTCTCGTAGATGATGACGTACTTGTTCTGCTTGAGTGCGGATACATTGAGGGCGTTCGTCGGAGAATCCGCCAGCATGACGATAGGGATGGTCTTGTTAAAGGACATTCCGATTGTGGCGTTCTGATCCTCGTATGTGAGGCCGCTGAAAGGTGTGTTTGAGGGAGCCGAAGCAGTGTATGCCTTCTTTCCGGTTCTGAGGACGAGGGTGCTGATTACGTTTCCCGCAATCCTCGATGCCTTACGGTCGATGTCCTCTTTTTTGATGATGTAAACGATCTTCTCGACACCCTTGCCGTAATCGTCGTTACAGTCATTCAGGATGTTCGCGCCAAGGTTCTCGGCGCATGCGTTTTGTTCTGCCATTTTTCAGCCTATTTAGTTTTACAAAAAGTCACTAATAGAGCTTTATGGCCGCCGACAGATATGTTGGATGTACGCGTCATTTCGTTTTGTCGTCTGTTGCTTATCTCACCATAAGCTCTGATGCAAATATGCCTGTGTGCATTTAAATAACAATGGGGCACACTATTTTTTTCTACCCAATTTTGCAAGGTTGGCTGCTACCTTCACCCGTCTCTGTCCGTTGTCAATGTCTTTTACGAGGACGATAGGAGACGGGAGGTTGAGCAACACCCGTTCCATCATTTGTTCCACGCCCCTCATTCCGTCTCCGCGTTGGGGTAAATTGGATACCTGGATGGCATTACCCCCACTGGAAACATTCATAGCCGACAATACGGCACCCCAATCATTCACGGCTTGGGCGGTCATAATGGCCTCGCCATTCGATACCCGGGCAACAATGCTATCGGAGGTGCCAGTACCGGGCCCTGTAATAAGACCGCCGGATGCGTATTTAGGGATCTGCGTGGAATCAAGTTGCTGCGTAGCTTGGGCAATGGCTGCGATAACAGCAGCAACGCTTGAGGCAATCGTAATAGGCAGTAAAAACCAGGGTGCACCATTTGCTCCGGCAGCCACTGCATTTGCAATAGCGGACGCTTGAGCTAAAGCTACTTGAAATACAGCGAATGTTTTTGCAAATGCAGCATATCGTTCTCCTTCACCACCGAGAGCATCGAACATTGAAGAAAAGGATCCGGCAGCACCGGAAATTGCCGATACGAGTTGTTGGGTGTCGGTGATCCGTTGCATATTGATTTGCTTTTCCGTCTCTCCTGTTTTGTTTATGGCATTTTGCAGCTCAATTTCAGCTTGTAATCGCGCATTCTGGTACTGTAACCCGTTTTCATATAGCTCTTTTTGCTGTTCCTCAGTAAGATTTGAAATCCATACTAATTTATCTTTGGCTATTTTTAATTCGCTTTCTGCCACAAATTTTGCAGCACTTAATCGTTCCTTATCGTTTTGCGGATTCATTTTAGCCACTGCCAACTGGAATGCGAGTTCTTGTTGGCGGACTTGCTCGTCGAGGTTTTGCCGACTGTATTTTACGATAATCCCCTGCCTATCTTTCTGATATTTTTCCTCCATTGCTAAAAGCATCTGATAGGCAGTATCAGTGTCTATATTTTCCTCGGAAAGTTTCTTCCAATATGCCTCTATGTCTTTATCGTAATTCTCTTGTAGTGATTTTAGCTCGTTTTCCTGTGTCTTTTCGCGCAATGACTGCACAGCGGATAATAAATCTTGTTCTGCCTTGAGCTGTTGCCCCAGGTTTTTCTGGAATTGAATTGTTGCACGTTTTGCGGCAGCTTCAGCTGTTTTTTGCTGCTTGTCAACCTCTTTGGACAGGGTTTTAATTTCCGTATTTGTAGAATTTATACGTTCAACTAATTCACGTTGCGAAGCAGCTCTTTGAGCATCAAGGCGTATTAGTTTTACAGCGGCTTCATTTTGTGCGTCCAGTTCTGCAGTACTGCTGTTTGTGAAAGACACCCTTAAATCAGCTATTGTCTTTTCCTCTTTGGCAATACTTTCCAAATTATCGTAGTATTTATTATTTAGATCAATAGCTTCTTTTGCGTATTTATTTCTTTCTGTTGCAGAGTATTTTTCCTTATCCATCGCCTTTAAGCGAGCGTCGGCAATTTTAGATTCAATTTCTGCATTTTCAAGGTTTATTTCCCTGCGCCGGATTTGAAGGGCTTCCTCTTGTTCTACCAAACTCATACGTTGTTTAGCACCTTCTTCAATTTCTTTTTTGCTAATGCTTACATTGGGGAATAGTATGGAGCCAAAAGGTAATTGACGGCCAATTAACGCCTTTGTTTCTTGTTTTAACTTTGTCCAATATGAGGACATTGCGCCTTTAGCTAAAATCCATCCTGCTGCTTGTTTATCAATTTGTCGGGTATAAGCGTCCATATATGCCCGCGCATAAGATTGTGCCTTTTCGTTTTGATAGAAAAGTGTTTCACTTTCTTTTATCCGATTGTTCATTTCATTGATGCGAGATGAAACAAGATAATATGCCGCTGCCAATCCAGCTAAAAACATACCTACTGGAGTGGCAATAAATGAGGCTAATTTCTTGGTTATATTCCATAATGCAGCACCAACCGTATTTAAAACAGACGCAAATCCGTTTCCTTCTGTCGTGGCTTCTAATAGAGAGTTTGTAAATTGATTATTAAGACCAAGCACATTTTTTATTGCATCCTCATAGCTTCCTACCTTTGAGCGATAGTTGCCGAGTGCTTGTTCTGCGCTATTTATAGCTTCTTGTTGGGATTTGATGTCCTTTGCAAGTCGTTGTCCAAATTTTCCTTCTCGCTCAGTGGCGCTTAGTTCATTATACTGGGTAGTCAGTTTGGAAACATTCGCTCGCAGCTGATTGATAGAACCTGATGCTCTTGTTTCAATTTTAATATTGTTCTGAATTTCTTTTTCATATGCTTTTTTTTCTGCCGTAAGAGCTTTTGTCGTGCTTGTAATTTCGAGGATGGCCTTGTTATACTCTGTGGCCGACATCTCCCCGTTCTTATACTCCTGCTTCAGCTCTGTGAGGTTTTTCTTGTTTATCTCTATCTCCCTGGTCGCTGCCGCCCATCCCTGCACCAGCTCTCTGTAGTTGAACTGGATGTTAATAATTTTGTCTATCGTATCTTGCTGTGCCATATGCCTCTATATGGTTAAATGGTTAATGAAATATTATGGTTCCTGCGAGACCTCGACATCGTAGGCCGTGGTCTCGCTCGCTTCTATGTTGTGCCACTGCATCGAGATCGTCCCCTTGCGCAAGTCACCCGTCTCGTTCTTCGAGACGGCCAGGGCACGTCCCTCGCCCACCGCCACCGTGCCCGGGATGTCCCCGGTGATGGTGCACCATTCCGGCGCCGAAAGCAGCTCCAGGTCGACGTTGCCCGTATTGCGGAGCGTCCCCAGGTGTGCCGTATATGTCCACGGGGATGGCGGGTCGAGCGTAATGCCCGGCGAGTAGTCGTAATAGAGCACCACGTCCGTGTCGTAGGTGTACGCCTCCTTGCCTGCCGGGACGGCGATCTGCTGCATATGCACGCGCGAGCCCTCGGCCTGCGCCATAATCAGGAGCGTAAAGCCCTGCGTGGTCGCATTGTCGAAAGTCTCGTGCACGCCGCCCGTGAATTGCAGGTTCTCGTCGCTCCCGTCCGGCTTCACGTACTGAATCACCACGACCGCATCCTCCACCGCCGCGCCCTGCTCGTTCCTGACCGCGAAGTCCAGGTGCAGGGAGCGCGAGCCCGGGTAGAGCGTGACAGTCTTGCGGATCGTGACGGCCTCCGAGCCGGCTTCCACGGGCACCTCCTCCACGGCGGTATTGTAGTCCGCGGCGGTGACGGTGATGCGCGACGTAAAGGCCTTCACCGAGCAGTCCGAATAGCCCCCGTAGTCGAGGTGGCTGCTGTTCGTGGTGCGGATCGTATTGGTATTGCCCGAGCTTTGCAGGTACGTGCAGGCGATCTCGTCGGCGACGACGGGCGAACCCTTCGCATCCCGCACGAGGATGTCGGCACCCACCGTACGCGACGAGCGCAGGGGAACGACCCCGGTGTAGGTGTAGTCCGAACTGCCCGAAGGGATAAACCCCTGAATCCAGCCATCGTTGTAGCCGGACTTCGAGGCCGTGACCGTGACGCTCGATCCGCTCGTGGGGATGTCGGCGATGGTATCGTCCACCGCCGAGGTATTCGTATATTCGCGCGTCACGGTTTGGCCCGCGGCGTCCTCCGTGGTGACGGTGACCTTATCGGCCGCGAGGGGGCTGCCGTCCGCGTCCTCGATCGACAGGCGCAGAACAAGGTTGCGACTCGTGACGGCGATTGGTTGTAGTTCGAAAGTATTCTGATACAGGTAATCCGAGGTTCCGGCGGGGATGGCCGACTCTTTCATTTGGGATCCGTAGCCGGGAGCACCCACTATTGTCTGAATCATAAAACTTGAGGTCGAGACATCTGGAATGGTATCCGTAATATTCGACCCAGAGGTTTTATAGGTGGCACTGCTGCCGTCTTTCTTCGTATAGCTGATCTCGACCGTCTGGGCATCCACGGCCTTTCCCTCCTGATCCGTGATGGTGATGTCGAGTGTAATATTTCGGCTGGTTATCGGTTGTTCAGAAGTTAACATCAAGGTCTGGTTGATATTGTATTCTGAATTTCCGGCCGGGATGTCCACCTGCTTCTTGCCACTCGTATACCCGGTCTTGGTCGCGGCAAGCCCCAGCGTCATATATTCCGTGGAGGCTTCCAGCGTGACGTAGACAGCGTCCGTATCGGCCCAGCGTTCCAGCTTACTCGCGCCCGACGGAAGGATATACGAGGCCGTAACCTCGTCGGCCGCAAGCGGCGCGCCCTCGTCGTCCGTCACCGTGAGGCGGAGTTTCAACGGGCGGCTCGCAGTAGGCTCGGGCTCTGCGGGGGCTTGCTGGACGGTAATCGTCCTTATGATAGCAGGTGCTTCTTTAAGGGATGCGATCAAATTTCCGGAGCGAGAACTTGTTGTGGTGTTCTCCTTGACCCCTATGGAAAGGATTCCGTGTGCGAAAGCAATGTTTTCAAACATCCCTGACTGCGAAGATATTTGAAGCGTGCCATTTGTCTGATAGGTGAATACCGTAACGGTCTTATTGCTGCCTACAGCCCGACTGATGTCCGAAGCCGAACCGTTGATGGTCAGATAATAGTCCGGAATAACAACTTCTTTTATAGCCTGCAACTGGATCAGCTGGCACTCGCATATGCCGTTTTCACCTGTTTCTACCGAATACAGGCCATATGTATGCCCGAATTGACCTATGTATATGGGCTTTGTATAATCAAGGTTATGCAGATCTATGGCTGTTAACTTGGCCTTTACTGTTATCAGACGCAGTTTGTCCACGGCTTTTTGGTACCCGTTGTATTTCTTTGCGACGATCCCGTTCTCACCACCAAAGCGCATATTTTCTCCGAAATATCCGAACCAGTATAACCCCGTGCTCGTATCGTCGATGATGGCTTGCAGGATTCGCGCCGAGGGTTCGTTGTAGTCCACTGTTTTCCCGTCGTCGGATGTAGTATACATAGGAATGCGGGCACACAGCGCATTGGCATCCGATGCAAGTGGGGCATTTTCGGACGCTGAGAATGGAAGCTCCACGAGTTCGTTCTCCTTGTCTATGTTGACATTCTCGATCCGTATTTCCCCGGCGGTGTCCGTGAGCACATCGTCGTCATTGTCGTAGTCGAGCGTGTTTTTCTGTGCCAGGTCATCGAGCGAAAATACGGAAGATTCTGGGCGGCTGACATCATGCCGATCATTAAGGATGACTTTGCGGCTCCAGTCTATTGTGCTTCCGTTTGTGAGTTTGGCGTAAATGTCATCTACGCTTATGAGTTTGATTGTATCCGGGGCGTCCTTATCCGGGTATGCGAACAGCCCGGCCATAGACATCAGAGCCGAGAGGAAATCTCCCTGCGAAATGTCCGGAAGATTTACCCCGATAGGATATTCGGATGGGAATATCATTTCAATATCGCCCCATAACTTTACAGACCAATTCAAAATAATATCATGCGCTCCATCCGATTGCACATTGTAAAAGTCCTTGAGTTGAATAGATATGTTGCTTATGCTATCGGTGTTTATTTCGTATTCTTTCGGAAAATCTTTTGTGTAAAATGTATATACCGCAGAGGTCATTCCCGAAGTTATTGTTATTGGAGCACTTGATATTTTTAAAATATCCTTACCGCCTCCCTTAACTATAACATGTATTTGTTCTTTTAAACGCCAAGAAGCCCCACTCACCCTGCACGTCACGTTGAAAGTATCTCCTGTCGTATTCGGATTTATACTTAAAAACATATGACTAGCTCCAAGTGTCTGAAATTCTGCCGTCCCATTCATACTGGGATTCGATGGGTCGTATGGCATATATATATTTTTCGGATCGTGGACTATATAATTATTTAAGTTTGATTCAAATGATGTCCGATTCCCTCTTCCATCAGATACGATCCTTGATGCTTCAAAATAATCTACTGCGCCTGAAATGTCGTCGCCGTTTTTTGACACCAAAGGAAGCAATAAAGGATACGTAAGTCCTCCATACAGTCTTTCTTTGCCGTCGATGGTGATGCCATTGTACCGCTCAATAGCCGTAAGTACATCTTGCACTTCGATAGACGGATGCATGTATTCGGAGTTGGCGATACCTTGCCCGAAATCAATGCCGAAGAATCCCATCTGCGGCCTCTCATATCCATACTCCAAGAGTGCCGATGCGCTGTTCCATGGTATCGACCCTATGTTCATGGAATAGAGCGTTTGTGCCAGGTCGCGCAAATTTGCATCGAACAAGGGCTGGAAGTTGTCGACATTTCCCCACGTAAGAACCACACTTATTACGTCCGAAATCTCCGTAATAACGGCGTATCCGGATGTGAACAACGGTACTCCTTCCTGATACAATCTTGCCGGAAGCTTCACATAGGGTGCATCCGTATAGATGTCGGTGCGTTCCGCATAGCCTATGGCCTTGCGGTTCTTCGGCGTCAGCGGTAAGTCTATATTGTACGACCTATTGGACTGTATGATGTCCAGTCCTGAAAATATCGGGCTTTGATATACCAAGGATATATAGTTGTCGCTGGACAGATCGCACAGGATGTCGTTTATGTATAGTTCGTAGTAGGTCATACGTTATAGGTCTTATCGGTAATTTCTACGACTAAATCTTTAAAATAAGCGCCGTTATCTTCGGCTTCTCCCTCCTCTATACTACACCGGCGCCATTGCTCCGTTGCGCTGTCGTAGTAGCTTATGTCGCGCCCGGCGAGGATGGATTTACACAGGTCGTATATATCCTGATCTACAAGGCGACTATGCAGCGTGTATGTCTTTGTGAGTATCTTACTTTGGGCTTCATACGGTTGCAGGTTCTCATTCAGTAGTGAATAGGCATCCTGGATAGATATTTCGTCCCTCGCCGTCTCTATACTCCACCGATATATGTAAGGGATGCCGCCTTTATCCGTCCATTTGACAAGCATCCCATTGGTACACCTATCTATCTCGATGGGAAATTGAAAGGTGTTGGCAAGGTTGGGGTTATAGACGCTTATCTCAACATACGTATCCCCATCCCATCTTACCGTCGATGGATTGAACTCCGCAAACGGTTTCGAAGACATGCCACTGGTGACGATGACCCCATTCTCTGTTTCCACCTCTATTTGCTCCGTCGTGAGCTTGGGGATAAAGATGGATTGGGTTATGTTGAACCCGGGGTATACCACGATTTTCCTGGCGGAAGGGTAGTTGGTTACATCTCCCGCGGCGGCATTCTGTGCCGAGATAGGGATTATTTCTTTTTCACAGGTGCCGATAAGAATAGTATTGAGCGTGTGAATGGCTGATCCATCGCCAAACTCAACTATGAGCACCACATTGTTTATGAATGTTGCCGAATAGTCCGCGGCCAGCGATTCCAATATTGCCGTCAAGGGGAAAACAACGGATTTTCCTACTCCCGCGACATTTCTGGATAGGACTATTGATGTTGCTCCATATGATATTCGCAGCTTCACTTCTGTGCCGTAGTCCGGATCTATGGCTGTGGCTGTAAATCGCACGAAGGTGGATTTCTCCCGTGTGAAGCATATGTCATTGGGAAAATCTGCGGTGCCTCCTGTACCGGACAATGTATATCGGATCATAGTTCTATTGTTGTTTCGAGCATTTCGTATATGGATGTGTCGATCACTTCCGTAATTCTTTTGTCGATGTTATCCACGGTTTGCGGCAACAGGTCTTTGATAATCTCGGTGCCCCCTCCCGAGCGGTACAAGATGCTGCCTTCCTCCCACAGCTTCTTGGCCGCCCAATATGCGTCGATGCTTTTGAATTCCAATCCATAGCGTGCCTCTTTGTCGCGTGCCCATTGCTTTATGTTCTGATAGAAACTTTCGAAGCTTCCGAATTCTTCTTGTGCATCCTGCGGAGAGTTACCCTCGTCTATATTCTTGATGTTATGCCGCCCCACAAACGAGACCGTGAACCCTCCGGCATTGCTTTCCACTTGCGACGCCATACTATCTGCCGTAGCGCCGGTAGTCTCTTCCGGGACATTCAGGGAGTTCACATTTTTACCGCTGTTTGTGCGTTTTGTTTGCAGATTTATTGTCACCTGCTCTTTAAGGGTGCTGAATTCCTCGTTACAGATGGCAACCAGCTTTTCAGGGCTGAAAAAGTTCTCTATCTTCGATATGTCCATCAGCAAACATTGTATGTAAGGACGAGTTTTGCCTCTACACCCGCGGCCAGGGCATCCAGTTTTTCAACCACTCCTTGCAGGCTTTCAACCTGCACCTCTATCCCATTTCGACGCAGGTTGTCGATGAATGAAAACGCCATTTGCTCCATGCGATCCGCAATGGGGGCTGCTTCGGTCTGTGTATCCGGCTCTGGCTTCCCGAGTGCATCGAGAAAGTAAAGCGTTGTCCTACGACGGCGCCTGTTTGTCAGGTTGGTTTCGTATATCGGCTCCTGAAACAGCCGCAGCATTACGGGGTACTCTTTGACGTAATCCAGCAGGTAATTCGCCTCTTTGATCCTGGCATATAGGCATGTGTTGACGCCGCACTCTTTGGCAGCATCTTCGAATATTTTACTGAGGCTCTTTCTCATCGTCTGCGACTTTTGGATGGTTTGGGCTTGTTCATCTGAGCGAGCTTGCGTTGTGCCATGTTTTTGTCCCTCTCGGCTTCATATGCAAGGTATACGGTCGACCACCTCAGGTGCCATACATCGCTTGGCTGAATAGCACCCCCTACAAGCTGGCAGTATCCTAAGCATATTGTACTCATGCCCCGGTTCTTGCGTTGTACTTGTGCGTTTGCTTCTTGTGGCGTCAGGGGCATTTCGAGCTTTTTCCACGCCTTTGCTACGCCTTTGAGTTCGTTTTGTATTTCAATGAAATAGCGATAAGCGCGAATGAATTGTAGTTCGAGCACCTTTTCTCGGGCAATATCGTATCCTGCTCCCTCCCAGTCAATGCGTTTTGATCCTTTCCCCTTTGGGCTTATTAAACCCAGCATGACGGCCAGAACCTTTACGAAATACTCGTCGGTGGCCTCGATCCTTTCTATGGCGTTCAATTCACCCATCGTTATACCTGCGACGCTTCGGGCCTCGTGCTTCTTCCATCCGAATATGCGACGTTTTTCCTTAACATAGTCAGGCTTGGGTAATGCCGCAATAGATTCGTATATTCGTTTATTGCCGATACCGAATAAGGTGCCGTTCTTTATAATTACTTTCCTGATGGTATCGTTGGGTGATATTTTCATAATCCAAACCTGTTTATTTTTTCAAAAATATCCGACGAATAATCCGGCTTTACGTCTGTTTCGCCGCATAGCGAGCCTGCCAGTTGATGACACTCGTCGACCATCTCGTTCCATAGGGGCACAAGTCTGTACCACGGGGAGGCGGCGCGGCTGTTGTCGGTCATTTTGATTTTCTCGCCAGCCATCGTATTGAAGGCAACATGTTCTCGCAGGTAATAGAAATAGACATACTTAGCGATGGGAGACTGTTTTGTATCTGTATTTGCTATTTTTGCGGCTATTTCAGGATATTTGTCGATATTCTCTGCCACATATATCCCAAGGAGCATCCGAAGGAATTTAGGCTCATACCTGCGTATGCAACTCTCGACATTCCGTACAATCTCCTGTGCGGCGCCAGTCGGGGTGCATCCGCTTTTAATGTCTATTCCCGCAATATATGTGGGATCCTGTTCGAAGTATGTATAGTCTATAAGCATAATAAAAAAGGGGAGACGCTTTCCGGCGTCTCCCCGCCTTGTTAGTTGGCAACTTTGGTCTTGTACGTAGCTTTGCCCGATTTCACAAGCGTTTCGGCATGCAAGGGCGACACGTTGTACTCTTTGCCTTTCTCGGGCATATAGATAGACTTGCCTGTGCTTACGATAGTTACCCTCTTGGTGAGGTCGATCTTCTTCATATCTTCCATGTTGTTGTTCGTTTAAGTTAATGACTATGCTGCTGCCTCGGCGGTTTTCTCCAGGGCGGCCTGTACGGTTGCGAAGTCGTCGTAGATGACAGACCCGGCGTCGATGGAGTTCTGGTATGAGTGAAGGCGCATTTCGGCGATCACCGTCACCATGTTGTGGCTGAAATCGTCGCCGTCACGGCCCCATTCCAGTCGCAGCGCGCGGTAGGGACGAACTTTCCAGCGCGAGGAATCCATCAGCAAGAACTTACCCGCGGGAATGTTGGTGGTTTCTACAACGGAGATGTTGCCGATGATCTTGCGCATCTCGTCAGTCAGGTAATGCCCGGCGGTATCTTTCGTTACGTCGAAGATCGCCTTGTCGGTCGGATGAAGGAAGAGAACGTCGGGAGAGAAATGCAGCAGGCGAAGTTGCAGAACGCCAGCGCGCACAACGTCGGCAATGTTGGGCATGGAGATTTTCCCGTTGAGCTCCGTAATGGTATAGCCTGGGGCTTTTGTTGTTACGCCGAGGATCTCGTTCCCGGTGCCGGTTCCTGCGATAACCTTCGCTTCCACGGTCTGCATCAAGTCTTGACGCAGCAGGGTGTTCACCTCCCCGCGGATGAAATCCGCATCTTCGAGGATTTCCGTCGAGAGCTTTGCGCGAACGGCAACCTTCTTTACCGTAGACGTCTCCTCCTCGTATCCCCAGCTCATAAGGGGCTTGAGAGTTCCTTCGGCGATGAATGCCGAGCCGCCGTCGGGGTCTTTGCGGTTGATCCACTTAATGGTGGAGGAGCTTGTGGTGCCTTTCTGCAAGCGGGGCAGGATCGCATTGGGCTCGGTAGCCGCTGCTGCAATGCCCGGTACGACTTCGGTGTTGAATGCCGCGATAGGCACAGCGGCCGTCGTGGTCGTCATGGGTGATGCTTCGGCCTTCATCTCGATCTCGATACTTACCGTGCGGCCGTCCTTTACGGCGTCGATGTTCTCTTTCCCTGAGAAGAATGCCTTGATCTTCTCCTGCGCTTCATTCTCGGATGAAACGGTGGATTTCTGCATGAGGCTGATGGTGCGCCCTTGCTCTTTGATTATCTCCCGGATCTCGTCGATGGATTTCGTTTGATCGAGAGCGTCTACTTTGTCTTCGATAGCCTTCATTTTGGCCTCGAAGTCTGCTTTGCCGATAAGCCCCGACTTGTATTCATCGAGTATTCCTTTCAGCTCTTTCTTGATGTCTTCGTTCATGTGTGAATTGGTTTAGTTAAACAATGTTTTTCTGACTATTTCGATGATTTCAGTGTCTTCCGAAGGTTTGTTGCCCAGGATGTTTAGGGCGCTTTTGAGGCTGTTGCAAAGTGCTTCAATCCTGTTTCCTCCTGCTTCCGAAAGGTCGCATTTGCGCAGGATGTTGTTGAGCTCTTCTTGATAGGCAATGATGTCCTCTACGCTTTGCAAGCCCTTGACGTCAAGAGCTGGGGTGAAGGGATTGCAGCCGGCGAACACGGTGCTGTACTCATACTTGAGCTGCAGCTCTGCGATGTCATCTCCCGCAATAGTATCGTTATGGTTCTTGTTGAGAACCCGGTAGCAGTAGGAGTGTTCGACATCTCGTTTCTCGTCTGCGCAATGCTTATAGTACTCGAATATATCATGCCCAGCGGCCTTACCGAGTATGAGTTTGCTCTCGACGAGGGCATATTCATCTGTTTCCCATGCTTTTCGAGGCGTCCCAACAACATGATCCAAGTCTTGTTTGTGGTCGATGCAGTGTTTGATCCGGGACATATCTGCAAACGACTTAGTAAACGCCCCTTTGCGCACAATGTCTTCTGCATGATCCTCTTCGTTGAACTTTGATATGGCAATGACAACAACGCCCTGATCGCGTTTGATGTCGTCTATACTTCCCTTGAATGATTTTATTCTGTCTTCCATATTAGATTTGATATTTTAATAGTTCGCTTCTACCTTCCTCTGGTGTCATTATCCCTAATTGTATGGCGGCTCCGATATAATTTACGGCGCTGTTCATACATTCCGCCTGGTCTTTCTTCGAGGGCTGGAACATTTCCAGATGGTCGAAGAACGGCATGAATCCGAATCCTGTGAAGCCGTATATCTTGTTGAGCACGCGCATTATATTTTGTGCAGAAGGAATAATGTCATTCACGTAGAATTCGATCTTGGCCTCTCCGAAATTGCTGTAGGTGCTACCTTCTACGTCGAGCAGAATGCTGGGCACCTGATATGTATAAGCGATGTCTTTCTTGCAGTTGCGCTGAATGTCTGTAAGTCCGAGGTCGGAAATAGTGGACGACACAGGGACAAAGGATGCCTTGTATGACGTAATGGCGATCTTGCATTTGTTGCGCATGATCCCGTATTTGTCCAATTGCTCACGGAGCGCTTCCTTGTCCTCTTTGGTGGCTGGCACGATATTATCGACCATCGGATCATCTGACATGAGGGAGAGAATGCCGAGCATACCTCGGTTGACAAGCAATTCGTTTACGGCTTGGTAGGAGGCCAGGAAAGTGTTGACAGGGTACTTGAGGGCGACAAGCCGTGAAGTAGCGCCCCCAATCTTGTTAAGCGCGTAAGTTACGTCGTTTACAACGAACATCTCCTCTTTGGGGATCGTCAGGTTTATCCCACCCCCAAGGTTTATGGTGTAATCACGGATGTCGGAGTTGGGTGCAAACGAAGATATGGAGGATGGCGCCTCGTTTTCCGTAACCATGAGGTTAGGTATTACATACAATTCGAAATCACCCTTAATACCTACCAAAGGCACCTTCACTATGTAAGCCTTGCCGAATATCTGAGAAAAGAACTCGATCATGCAAACGAATTCCGAAAGGGTTTGGTAGGGATTGGGGTGGTTAATCCGCTCGAACTCACGCGGCTTTTCAATATCTTCCCCTTTGTCGTCTTTCGCCCAATACCGGGCGTCCGATATGGCAGATACTTTCTTCGTGATGATAGAAGCTAAAATAGAGCATGACGCGAATGCGCGCGCCTGCCCGTCCGGTGTGGAGGTGTCGATAAACTCATCCTTCGTCCCGAGCAGATTTTGCCAGTCCCGCAGGTCTATGTATAGGCTTTGCTGTGGGTCTCCGGTCTTTTCGGAACATTTAGACATCTTTATTTCGTATCCAAGGAGTTTCATGCGGCAATATGATTGCGGAATGCAGTCATCACGACGTATCGGGCTGCATCCCAAAGGTGATTATTCTTGTCTACGGGTTTATTTATCGCCAGCCCGTTTATAGAATCCCACACATAGGTATTGGCTTCGTTTTTCATGTTCTTGGTCTTGACGCAGTGGATGCGGAAGTTTTTCATGTAGGATATACCGATGGTTATACTATCCTGGAATTTCTTGGCCTTGATTACATTCAACCCCCGAAGTTGAAGGGAACGCACCATGCCTTCCGGATTCTTGGCGTATTTATCCGCGCTATCTGCTATGGCATATCCGTGTTTACCGAGAATTGGGGCCACGATGTTATACAATACCTCGGGATCGTCTACGGGCGAATAAAAGCGTTCATGCAGATATAAGTCACGCCCTCGCACTCCGACATGAATAATAGCCGTCGGATCATTTGTGAAGCCGAAGTCGATGCCATAGGCTGTATATTCCAAATCGTCCGGGAAACTGTCGATCCAGTCTATATTGGGGAATATTAATCCTTCCTGCGCCGCGCGCTCCCCGAGACCGTATACCTTCCATCTGAATTCGTCGGCGGTTCCTGCTGCGATATTTTCCGGCGTGGGCTCGTAACTTTCGATAGTCCTGCGTACGCTGTCAGGGCAGAAAGGATTGTCCTTGTAGGTTGTTTTGGTGAATATGGTATCCGGCTGCCCTTCAAGCTCAAAAACCCAGTGTTCCGTATATTTGGGGTTCCAGTCGCCAATAATCATGGTTGTACAACGCATCGTGATATTATTGAACTGCGCCGGCGATATGTCGTCCAACATTTCGTTGAAGTATATGATGTCGCAGTCGTGCCCCTCCTTCACATCCATCTTATCAAGCCCACGGAACCGGATGATGCTGTCGCCTATGTGGTATTCGGGGAGTATCTTCTCGCTATACATGCTGTCGGGATCATATATCCCGCGGCATTGTAGTTTCTTCTTGAAGTCTCCCAATGCCTTTTCCTTGCAGTCTTGCAATGTGGAGCGGTAGACATAGATTTTATATGCACCATCACCCGCAGCACAGATGTCATACAGGAAGTCGAAGGTGTCGAAAGTCTTCCCCGAACGGGAACTCCCCTCGTTGAATATGCGTAGTACGACGCCTTTATTGCGGTACTTGCGGAAGAAGTACAGCATGATCTTGTAGACCTTGCCCCGATATGTGCGTGCATCAAGCTCCATTTTCATTCGTGCTTTGTTTGCCGATGGACTGGATGATAGATGCAGCTTCCGGATCAAGTATGACTTGTACCGTCTCCCGAGGCTTGTTGATGCTCTCGCCGTTGGTGGTTATATCCTGTTTGTCGGCGAGTTTGAGAACACGTGTAATGACGCCGGAATCGTATATGCCAGCTATTGCGCCCGACAATTGATCGGCTTCAATTTCTTCGCGCACGCGCGCAATGATGTGGAAAAACTCCTCCCTTTTGCCGTAATCAAAAAATGTGTCACGGAGTATTCCCGCATATACACAGAACCCAACAATAGTTTTAGGACGTTGGAGTTCGAGGTCTACAAGGCCATGTTTTGTGGGCACTTGTTTTATGATTGGATTGTTCTTTGTCCAATTGGCATATTCCTCAAACTTGACTTCGAGAGCTTCAGGTGTATATACGCAAGGACGGCCCACTTTGCGGGTGGGCTTGATGGTGTCGTTCGCCTTTGTGTCTTTTACACTCTTTGCCATAAATGAAGGTCTGCCGACGGATGCGCCAACAGACCTTCTGCTACGATAGCAATGTACTTTCGATGTTCGGCCGTTGCCTGCATCCTCACAGGCTTACAATGCAAAGATTTCGACGGATATTTAAATAACAATGGGAAATGATGAAATTTTTTGAAAAAAATATTATTGGGCGGATTGTTCTAAAGGTTTGTCTTTCCCCTATGATGAAACCTTATTTTGGCGGCCTTCATTGTCCTAAAGGTACAAAAAAGCCCCGGTCATACGGCCGGGGCTGATGTTGAACGAACTTCTCGCTATTTATTCATGTAGTCAATCAAAACCTGCGCAGGACATCCCATTGTCCGCAGATTGTTCTTGATAATTCCTATCGGGATGGGATTTATATGCGTCTGGAATATGACAGGACGAAGCATGCCCTTCTTGCACCATTTTTCATGGCCGCCTTTGATGCCGCCATATTCCCATCCCAAGTGCTTTAGGAACCGACGAAAATCCGCAATGTCAATATTCGATAAAGCACCCATTATGCACAAGGAAGCGTTATATTCTCCCGAATAGTCCTGTATGCTTTGTTATCGACAATATCTGCCAGCTCGCTGCTTCGGGTGATAAGATCGCTCGTCTTTGGAGGCTGTCGCTTTTTCCATCCATAAGATTCGAGCAGCGCACTAAGAGTTCCCTCAGATATAGCGTACTTTAAGATTTCTTCAAGCATGATTTCAAAAGACCGTCTTGCCTCCTCCTCGCTATTTCCGTATCCGAGAATATCAAGGGCAGCGCAATAGGCATAGTAAATCTTGTCCTCCTCATAGAGGATGACGGCCAAACTTACGCTTATGCCAGTACCTTCTTTCATTGGATAGCTTCCATTAAATTGCTGCGCTTTCATCGTTGGGATGGTAGTTGTTATGCAAATATAACATATTTCATGCTAAAAAACGCACAAAGGTAGTGAATAATTATATACTTTGAGTAAAAAAGCCCCGACTGTGTGGCCGGGGCTGAAAGGTAGGGGAGGGATTACCAGTCTTCTACATCTCCGCCTGTTATCCCATCTTTAATGGCTTTCTCTAATTGATTCTTCATTGCAATCATATACATACAACAAGCACAATACGCTTTTGCTCCAGCTTTCCGGGATAATCCAGCAGCGGCATCAACAAAGGGAAAAACCGCTTCCGGTTTGTAAATGCCCATTGTTGTCGAAACATTCCCTGACATTGCCCCCGCAACACCTCCTCTATTTACTGATTCATATTCTTGGATGGTTGTAATAAGTCGGGCTCGACCGTCTTTAATATCTATCCGAAAAAGAACATAGGCGCTGATTTCATAACTAATTGCAAATCCGACCTGTTCTGCAATGTTTTTCAAATAACCTTTCGCGAGTATAGTCCCCGCATCTTTTTCATTTAATTGAATTACTGATTTTCCTGAATTAAATGTGTGAACGAACCATGAGTTAGTTTGAATATATATCTGATCTTTAGATAACGATGGTGCTTGGATAATGTTAATCATTGATATGTTGCCGTTGTTGTCTATACCGGCAACTTGATCCCTAAAAAATAGTGCCGCGCTTAAATAATCAATATTCCCATCATGGTTACCATCTAAAATATCTAAAATGTCAGCATATTCGTTTTTACTATACGAAACGCTTTCATACGAATTAAGGTTCATCAGCTTATCAAAAGCATGTGATTGTATTTTCTCTCTTTCCGCTATAGACGCTGCTTTTGCCTCTTCATTTAACCTATTTGATTCCAAGTCGTTAATTTGCTGTACGGCCTGACGCCCATATTTTTCTATAAAATCCTTTTTCGGCACGTATGATTTCGTTTCTGGGTCAAAATAAAGTTGTTTCCCTTCATGGATAATAGCCAAACTTGCAACATTATGCGCGGCAATTATTTCTTGCGCCTTTTTAAGGTTATAAGGCTGCTTCGCATTGACATTATAGGTAATACCTAAAGTAATAATTATTAGTAAAAGTTTTTTCATGAGTTTATGAATTTACCCCTATCGAAATGAGTTGGTAAGAAAAGAGTAAAAAATATTTGTGCTATTGAAATAATCCGAAGTTTTTATGTTTTAGCCTTCCGACGCCCCGGTCATTTTTAAAGGAGACCGTAATCTCCTTTAAATGTATTTTTATTTGTTTATAACTTCAGAACCATATGGCTCTATTTTGTTACATCTCGCTCGTTCAAATGGAGAAGGTACAAGGCTAATTAGAATACCGCTATGCCTCTTTTTTTTGGGCAGCAGCTTCTGCCCCAGGTGTGATGCCTTGCATCTTCTCGATGATGGTGATCAATCTGGATACTTCCCGATCTCGCCGTTCGAGAGCTTCAAAGAATTTCATTCTCTCCATAGTATCTAAGTTATTTGTTTCAGCTTTCGTTGGCGTGACGTCTTCGCCTCCTTGGCTGATAGGTTGGTCTTCTATGTTGGATATGCCAAAATATTGGAGTATGTATCTGGCATTTGCTCTACTCGGCTTGCCTTCTCCTTTCTTCCATTTGCCGATAATTGTCTGTGACAATCCAGTCGCTTTGGCGATTTTATACGGAGTGTCTTGTGTGCTTCGTAGTAATTCTACGGCCTTATCTATCAGTTTATCAGGCATGAAGGTAATCTGTCTATAATATTTTGGAATGCTATAAAATTATTTTATTAAAAATACTTCACTATTGTATTGATGTGCTCAAATAGTTTAGTATATTTGCAATATCAAACCTAATGCAAGTGCAAAGTTAAAATAGGTTTGAAGTATAAACAATGTAAAGTTATACAAAAAACGCAGAAATAACCAAATAAAACAGAAATAAAACAATGATGACGGACGAAAAGATACAAGAAAACGCCTTTACAAAAGGTCTCGCCGTTGCAGATAAAATGCCGGGCAAAATAGGGACTATGATTCGGGAGGATTTACGCCGGGGGCTTGGTAATATTACCCCTCAAGCCTTGTGCTATCGGGCGAATGGTAATCTGGAGCATACGGATTTTGAGCGCAAAGGCATTGAAGAAACCTTTACCAACTACGGAATCAAAGAGCCGTGGGGGCTGGCGTAGCTATGAAAACCGATACCATACTGAGCAAACGTGAGCGAGAGGTTATGAACCTCATCGTGCTGGGATATTCGGCCCGCGAGATCGCAGATCGGATGAATGTCATATACCAATGTGTAGCGAATCATCTGCAAAGCATCTACGACAAGACGGGCTGCAAGCGAACATTGCATGCACTTGTCACCTGGTATTTCACGCAGAACTTCGGCATCACGCTTAACATATCGGAAATGACCCGGCGGGTCGGAGCGGCGATTCTTCTCTGCCTGTTCTCGGTTGAATTATTGAGCTCCAGCTTTGAGTGTCGCATGATGCGCCGAGCAAGGCGTAGAGCTGACGATATAGAGATACTTACGGTAATTGAGGATTAACCACGGACTTTAAACACAAAACATACCCACCATGAAAACACTTTATCTCTGGGTTTCAGACAAAGGCTGGACACCCTTTCAGTACAATGAACTTTCTGAAT